AATAGTTTATTAACAGTTGCGGCTTCTTTATCAGCTTTTATGCTCGTGGCAAATGCTACGGCTGATGCTGGTTCAGGTGCTGCAGGAATTGCATTAATGGCTGCGGCAATGTTGCCTTTAGCTATGGCTCTAAAAATGCTGTCTAGTATACCTTTACCGGCATTAGGTGTTGGATTAACTGGATTGGCAGTGTCATTGCTTATATTCGGAGCGGCAGCAAAAATTCTTGCACCAATGGCTATGGAACTTGTTATAGTTGCTGGAGCAATGGCACTATTTGGTGTTGCTGTAGCAGCTGTTGGAGTTGGAATAGCTTCGATTGGAATTGGTATAGCAACTGGCGGAATGGCACTAATAGCTTTTCTTAAGGAACTTATTTTACTTGCTCCAAGTGCTGGTATAGCATTAGCGACGATGATTTCTAATTTTGCAAAAACATTAGTTCAAAATAGTCTCGAAATAGCAAAATCGTTTGTGTCTTTAGGTGAGGTTATATTAGAGTCTATAGTAAAATTGGCTCCTAAAATAGCAACTGCATTTATGTCTATAATGAAGACAATGGGTACTGCTATTATTAAGACGTTGCCAACTTTACAAGCGACATTTGTGGCCCTTTGGACGTCTTTGCTAGATACAGTTGTTGCTATTGCTCCTAAATTATTAACTACTGTTACAACATTACTATCCATGCTTGCTTCAGCTGTAAAAGCACAATCAACGATATTCTTATCAACGGTACTTTACGTTATACAAGCAATCGGTAAAACTGTAATTGCTGCATTACCGACCTTAGTCAGCGTTATATCAGCAGGTATATCTGCTTTATTAACGCTTGTCACAACTGTTGCTCCTCAAATTTTCAATACATTATTAATGCTATTGACGACATTCTTACAGCAGCTGTCGACATATGTTCCGACAATAACAGCATTAGGTATGGAAATAATTACTGGATTCTTAAATGCAGTTGCTGAGAATATTGGTGCAGTTGTTGAAGCTGGTATTAACATAATTGTTAATTTTATAAATGGTATATCGGCATCTATAGGTTTAGTGATTGATGCAGCATTTAAACTAATAATATCATTTATAAACGGGTTGGCTGATGCCATTGATTCTAATGGCGCTTCTTTAATGGCAGCAGTAATGCATTTAGTAACGTCTCTGCTTAATTTTATCATTTCCGCAGCTGGAATGCTAATTCCAGGAGCATCAACATTGGTTGCGACCCTTGTTAATGGTATTATCGGTTTTGCTGGTCAGATGGTTGCTGGTGCATCAACATTGGTTGGAAGAATAGTTTCGGCTATTATAGGATTTGCTGGACGAATGGTTAGCGGAGCTACTACGCTGGTAACTAGGTTTGTATCATCCATTACTGGCCAGGCTGGTAGAGGTAGTTCTGCCGGATCTAGTCTAGTTTCTAGAGTTGTATCTGCAGTTACTAGTGGCGCAAGCAGGATGTTTAGTGCAGGCGTAAATGTTGTGCAGGGTTTTATAAATGGTATTTCTAGTAGAGCAGGAGCTGTGTGGAGTGCAGCTGCTAGTGTTGCACAGCAAGCTTGGAATGCTGTTTCTAGTGCATTAAAAATGCATTCACCTTCGCGATTATTATTTGAAGGTGGCGAATACTTTGTTCAGGGTTTTGTTAATGGTATAAATTCTTTAGCACCTAAAGCTGCACAAACAGCTGGACGCATGGCAATGCTTACAGTTGATTCGTTTAATGATAATATAGATACTGATTATCAACCAGTGATTAGCCCAGTATTAGACTTGTCAAACATTCAAAATGGAATTGGATCTATTAATAAAATATTTGACGCTACAGTTCCATCGTTGATGATTGATGGAATTAGTTCGAATCAGCGTCTAGCAAATGAATTGTCTAACTATGCGTCAGCTAATACTCAGAATATGAGTGATTTGGCTAATGAATTAGTGGGTATTATCGACTATAATCAATTAGGTGCATCTGTTGCAAATGCTTTAGTTAGTTCCGGATTATATGTCAAAGTAGATGGTCAGCAAATGATTGGTTATTTAGCTGGCGAAACTAGAAATGCTCGACGTATGTATGGATATATTTAGGAGGCTTTATGTCGGAGCTGAGTGAAGGAACATACGTTATTTTATCAGTCGGCTCCGAAAAAGCCATCGATGTACGAGGAGCTAATGATAGAAGCGGTACGAATGTTCAACAATGGATTTTTACAGAATCAGATGCTCAAATATGGGCTTTTACTAAGCCAGAAGAAGATGTTGATGATAAATGGCAGATTATTTGTTCTTTAACTGGTAAATCTTTAGATGTTGCTTTGGGATTGATTCAATCTGGTCAGAATATTCAACAATGGCAAGATAATAATAGTAATGCACAAAGATGGGCCGTGGAACCGTATATAATTGATGATATTCATCAAACATATACATACAATAATATTGATCGGCCCATCTATTTTATTAAACCTTATTCTGATAGAAATTTGGCGGCTGATATTCAGGATGCTTCTAGTGCACCTGGCGCTAATATTTGGCTTTATGAAAGCAATCAAACGGTGACACAACAATGGATAATGATTCCAGTCAGTTGTATTACTGCTAGCGGAACTTATGTTATAAAATTAGCCGCAGATCCTAGTATGTGTCTCGATGTTGCAGCAGGTTCTACAGCAAATGGTGCTAATGTACAAGTATATGCTGTAAACGATACCGATGCTCAGGTATTTAGAGCCGATGTTAATCCTCAAGACTTTACTATGCAATTGGTTAATGCCCGTAGTCATAAGGTACTTGGCATTAATGAGAGTGCTACTGCAAAAAACAATACGAATGTACAACAATTTACTATAAAAACGAATCCTTTTAGTCCGAAACAGACTTGGCTTCCAATACAAAAAGGTTCTGTTACAATTGACGGTAACGCATATCCGACATATATATTGCGTCTTCAAGATGGCAACAATATGGTATTGGATTGTCAAAGCGGCGGACGAAAAGCAAAAACGAATATTCAAATTTATGGTAGAAATAATACTATTGCTCAGCAATTTGTATTCTATAAAACCGATAGGTATGTGGATACATTTAACAAACCTGGAGCAATTATAAATAATGTTTTTACAATTGACGCTCCTGGAATTGCTACCGCATCAAATTTACAATTTGATTCGACTAATTCGATATTTCAAGCTCGATATATGCTGAAACGGTATACTAAAGGGCATACCACAACAGATAAAGATGTGTGGAAAAACATAAATGATGATTCTACGTCAAACTCTGGGTGGGGCGATGCTTGGACATCTACATTTGTATCAAAACCGGTTAATGGTGTTGTAACTATCCCTAATTTTTCTCCATCAGTAACATTAGATACTACTTATCAATCTGCTGAAATAACGTTAGAAGTTCGAGTATTTAATAATAATTATGATACTCGTTTTACTGCACATGGCCCTGTTATGAGCAGTACTATAATATTGGCACAAAAGCCAGTTATTTCAATGAAGTCTATGCGCTTAACTGCTGATTCAAATGGGGAAAATCTTGCAATTACTGTAGTATTGTCTGATAATTTGGACAATGGCTGCGAGAGAATTCGATCTAGATTAGTTGGTGAAGACGGTATTGCTATTAGTCGATGGATTGCGGGATCGTCCATGACTATTCCATTTACTATAGATGATCATATGCTTCGTCTTCCGTTTGATAATGAAAAAATTACAATCGAGTATACAATGCTGACTCCCACTGGGATAACATTAGAATCATCATTGTCTACTGTATTTAGTTATGGAGATAGTAGCGAATTGTCTATGAATCCAGTGTTAACATATTTAACAGATGATTCATATTGCGTAACTGTTGAAAACCCAAGACATGCAGTAGATTGTTGTTTAATAGAAGAATATGATGAAGAAGGAATTCATCTTCGTAATGGTAAGCCTATAAAGGCATCGAGTAATTCTTATAAAAAATGGAAATTCGCTCCAACGCTTAATAGAGATTTACAAATTATTTGCCTAGCAAAACAGTCTACAAACGCTGACGCTCCATGGAGTATATCGATTCTTAAATGCTATGTCAAATCAAGAGCGTTTATTTGGCATTGGCAAAGTGATCCTAAAGCTGAATCATTTGATACATGCGCTTTGGTGTATTTAAATATTGATAATCCTCCTGCTCAAACTAGAGGTTATACAACCACGGCACAATTTTATAGTCCAGTTGGCAGAACTTTTCCAGTTGCATTTTCTTCGAAAAATCTTGATTTGGATTTAAGTTTAGATGCTATTGTTTTAGATTCCGATGCTGATTATAGAACATCTATGCGAATTCTAAACTATAGTACTTGGGAATATATTAGATTGTTATCAAAATTAGCAGGAAAAGGTATACATCCTTGTTATAGATCACCATATGGTGATATCCATCATGTTGCTGTCGAAAGTGTTTCCGGCACAAAAGACGCTATTGGATATACTAGAGTTCAAATTAAGCAACGGGTGGTAGAAGCATGAGTAAGGTTGACTGGACAGATACTTCGTATGTTTTTGATATAGGCGTAAATATGGTAGATCCTAGAAACGTTGATAAGAAATTAGGGTCTTTAAATGGAGTTATTTTTGAAGGTTTATCGGTAACTGAAAATTATGATTCTAATAGCAGAGTGCAGGCCAAAGTTACGACAGTAGTTAAAGAAGACCAAAATGATGGATATATTCCTAATTCTAGACTTCGCATAATTGCGTCAGTACCTTCCAAATCGTGGAGTTCAGAATTGATTACTGGATATGTTACCGATATTAAAATCACTAATGAAGAAGGCTATATTAAAAGAGAATATTCAATTGATTCTACTATGTGGGGTTTATTGAATCATAAAATAGCAAATTCTATTACAATAAAAGCTGGCTCAAAAATGATAAAAATTTGGACCGAATTAATAAAAAATTATACAAGAATGCAATATTCTACAAGTAATGCACAAGATAGATCTTTTAATACTGTAATAATGTATGAGCCTGGTACAGCTTTATCAGATATATTATTCGATATATCTGAAGGTTATAGTAGAATGGATGTTGATGGACACGGGCGTCTTTTACTTCGTCGGTATATTGCTCCATCAAAACAGACTGCTACTAAAACCATTGACTTAATGAGCGATAAAGCATTGGCTTATGGAGCATTTGTTAAAACATCTTCTGAATGGGATACTCCTGGAAGATATATAGTTACAGCAAATGTTTCTGGAAATTCTAATGGTAAAACATCGCAACAGGTGATTTCAGGTTCATATGATGCTCCATCAACACATAGATCGTCAATTGATACTCGTGGATATTTATTAAGTGTTAGTAGTTCATATTCCGGAGGTAGTCAATCTCCGTCTAAAACTGAATTAGCTGAATTGGCTAAAAAATATTGGTCTGAGAATCAAAATTTGGGAATCGAATGGACTGGCGAAACAGTATTTGGCGATTATCATGCTGGTGATATTGTTAATTTATCGGTATCGAATTTGTCAAAGAAAAAATGTCTAGTTTATGAAGTTACCACAGAGCTTAGCTCATTTACTCAAAAACTAACTTTAAAGGAAGTATAGTGTATGTCTTATGTAGAAAATGCAGCTATGCTTGGCGGTGTTTTTTCTGATAAACGAAATACTGAAAATTCCATTACAAATTTGCATGTCATTTCTGGCGAAGTTATTTCTAAATCAGAAGATGGTCAAGTTGATATTTTAATGGATGGCTTGGTGTTTTCAGAAGAAGATACCCAGGAAGTAACCATTGATGCAATTGGCGGATTAGAAGAAGGTGATACGACAACTATTTTATTAGCCGGTGAAAGTGGCCATGGTATGACACCATTGGCTATAGGTTCTATAGGCTCTATTGATAGAATAGTTCTTCGTGTTTCGGAAATAGAAGCTGATTACATTAAGACCGAACAATTAGAAGCTGTAGAAGCAAATGTTGAAACTTTGCAAGCTAATACTGCTGATATTAA